TCCCACAGGGCCTTAAACTCCCCTGATTCAGCTAACTTCTGTGTTTGAGCGCTTTTTTGTGCGCTCTGGAGTTCGTCTAGTTGTTTCTGTAGGGAATCTCGGTTATCTCGGTCTTTACGCCGCTCTGCAATAAGCTCCGCGTTTTTTGCTTTCAGCGCTTCTAGTTGGGCGGCCAAATTGGAGCTTTCAACCACAGGTTGAGGGGCAACATTCTCCACAGGAGGTGTTGCTTGCTGTTCTTCGGGCACGGTAATGTGTTACATGAACGTATTTAGAATAGCATTTAAGAATTGACCTCATCGGGTTGCTCTTCCATTGCTGGGGTTCCAGCAGCGGCCAGCTCTTCGTCGATCTTGATGTTGTCCGGCAGGATTTCGCCGCGTCGCAAAATCTCCAGCAGCATTTGGTCGCTGATCTTGCCGAGCTGGTTGAGTTGGGTGATGACGGCGATGTCTTGGCCGATTAGGCGGTAGTAGTCGAAGTCACGGTCAATCTTGACCTCTGGTGGTTCGATGCCGACGTACTGGGCTGCAAAGCCGAAGGCTTGGTTTAGGGCGCTCTCCAGTTCTTGGCTGATGATCGAGAGCACACTGTTGGATTGGGCTTGGTCGATGCGCTTGGCCTCGGCGGATTCGGCTACAAATTTCTGGCCGAAAAGTTTGGTGACGCCCAAGGTGGACATCTGTTGCTCCAAGGATTGGAGTTCGGCCATTTGTGCGTCGAAGCTTGTGGCGTCGGCTTGGACGTAATACGCCTTGTTGCCTGGTTGCATGGCGATGGCGTAGTTCACGCCCATCGTTGCGCTGCCGGTTGTGTCGTCCCAGCCCTCTAGGACAAGGGTCGGCATGGCGGCAATATGTAGGGCGTGGATTAGGTCGGCTTGGCGTTGGTAGTGGGTGATGTTCAGGTTGGCGATGTCCAGTAGCGGTGGCAGCGAGCGGAGCATGCCCCGGCGGTTGCTATAAATCGGTACCAGCGGGATCTCGTCCAAGCTGTAGCCGCCTGTTTGCGTGAACTCAACTACGTCTTCGCCGAGTGTGTAGAGGTCGTAGCGGCCTGGGTAGATCACCCGCATTTGCTCGATTTGCTCTTCGCCGAAGTCGTTTAGGGGGCGTGTGGTGTACTCGTGGATGCGGACTTGGGTTAGAGGGGAGCCGGGCATGGTGTCGGCTTGGCGCCAGCCCCAGATCTGCGGGGCGTCAACGTGGACGAAATAGGGGCGGCGGCCTTGGGCGCGTTCTTCCGCCAGATTCATGGCGCCCATTGCAGCTGGGTAGTCCACCAAAATGGCGCTGTGGCCATAGGTCATGCTGCTTACTAGGGCGCGGCGGGCGTACTCGTTGATGTTCGAGCCGATGCCGTCGATGTTCTCGCTTAGCTCCAGCCAGTAGGGGTCGCCTTCGATGTGGATTGGTTTGCGGAGGATGGCGCCAGCGGCGGTTTCGATTAGGCGGCTGGTGTAGGGGCTTAGGACGCTGCGGTCAATGCGGGTTTGGTAAGCGTCGTCGTCTTCGCGGGGTTCTTGGGGGAGGTATTTCTCGCTCATGTCGCGCAGGTAGTTCGTGCCGCGCGTTACTGCTGCCATTACGCTCCAGTCGGCCATCATTGCGATGACTTCTAGGTTGCGAACAAACGGGGATTCGCTTACTACAGCCCCGACCGGGGGGATATTACCGCTGTAAACCACATTAAACTCCTACTTTGTACCTATTCTGCCACGGCTACGGCTGCTGCTTACGGTAAATGGGGTGTCCGGTAGTTGGTCCTCACGCGGTGCCAACCTCGCCGCAGCCGGACTCTACGGACGCTTCCGATCCCTCGTTGAAAGATTGCTCGCGCATACTAGCGAATTACGGCGGGGTGGGCTTAGCCGTCCAGCTCTTTTACAAGCGTCTTGAGCGCTTTGTACTGTCCCCATGTCAGGCAAAAGCGTTGTTCGCCATTGCTGTTAAGGATGACATCAAAGCCCTCACCGTTGTGCCACAAGGACATCTCCATGAAGTCGTCGCCTTTGATGGTTACGTCGTAGTCCGCCAGGGATACAAAGGCTGCTTCGAGCTTGTAACGCTCGATTTTCTTGGATGATTTTTTGTCTGACATAGAAGTGGAAGCGACTACTTTTGGTCGGGAAGCTGTTCAAGGGCGCGGCGGATGATGGACAAAGCGTTGTCGTCTAGGTAGTCGCCTTGAGGATCAGTACACTCGTCGATCAGGGCAAGCGCCTGCTCCTTCAAGCTCGGCGGCTTGGGGCGGCGGGCGGCACGGAGAGCGTCCGCTGTTTCAACGTCAGTCCACTCACGCACAAACCACTCACAGCACGCCTCCAGCTCCTGGTCTGCACCGTACTGAGCAGCGAGGACGCAAATTTGTTGCTCTAGATCAGCAGGGTACGCACCGATGCAGTCGTCAGATCTTGTGCTTTCGATCCACTGCTGCACCAGCTCTGGAGGTGGCACGCCAAGGTTAATAGTCATTGCAGCACGCCATTTAGAGTAATCGTCCAGCCACGGGACTTGAGGTTGGTTACAGCGGTAGAGATGTTGGGTGTACCACTGGCTGCGTTGTAATCAATGGTGATGTCTACACCAGAAGCAGGTGCTGATCGACCAGAAGTGTCGATGCTGTTGAGGATGTTCTCGACGGATGTGGCGGTAAGAGAGAAGCAGTTGTCCCAAGTGCCTACAAAGCAATTATTGGCTGGTGTTCGAGTCCAGGAGTCAAAGAAGTTGGCTGGGAAGCTAGTTAGGCTGGTGCAGTTGAACCAAGCAGAGAAGAAGGTATTACCGCTTGAAGTGTTGAGCGCCGGGAAGCTAGTTAGCCTGTTGCAGTTCTGCCAAGCATAGCTAAAGTTAGTCCCAAGTGAAGCGTCGAGAGTGGGGAAGCTAGTTAGGCCTGAGCAGGCGTACCAAGCATAGCTAAAGTTAGTCCCAAGTGAAGTGTCGAGAGTGGGGAAGCTAGTGAGCTTGTTGCAGTTGTACCAAGCAGCGTTAAAGTTAGTCCCGCTTGAAGTGTCGAGAGTGGGGAAGCTAGTTAGTCCTGAGCAGGTGTACCAAGCAGAGCTAAAGTTAGTCACACCAGCAGTAACACCAAAAGCAGCGTCAAAACTAATTATATTATTTGCACCTAACCAAGCATTTGAAAGGTTAGTACCTACATCAAGGTCACTAACAAGTGCAACTGACGTGATCTGGTCTTCATCCGTACTGTTGTTAAAATACGGAACATATTGCTGAGCAGTTCTAACCTTCAACACATAGCTACCAGCAGAATAAGTGTGTGCCAGTGTATTGGACGTGCTACGTTCTACCGTGCCATCACCCCATTCCACTTCATAATCTACAGTGCCAGTAGACCTAAGGTTAAATACACCACCAGTGCTTGTAATGCCGTAGGTGATCTGTGCATCGCCAGCAGGGTTTACCTGTTCTCCTGTAATAATCCAGCTCATCGCATCATCCTCCCGTGGTTAGTAGTGGCAATGACTAAAAAGTCGTGGTTTGTGTAGGTCATCCCAACACCTCCGGGAATGGTGCAGTTGGTGGAGTGAAATTACTGGCGTAGCGGGCGATGCCTTTTGTGATGCGAAGGTCGTCGATGTAGCCGTTGAAAACTTGCCCTGTAGTAGAATGTCCAATGCGGCAGGTAGTGTTTGTATAATTACGATTGTCTGCAGCGCTTCCGGCAAGCGTTCCGCCGACAAAAAGACGTATGGTAGATCCTTCGCGTGTTACTGCCCAGTGCGTCCATTCATTTGCAGTGAATGCGATCGAGGCTTGTGTTATACCGATACCTACAAAAGCGAGTCTTTCATTGCCAATGCTGGAGTAAATCCCAATAGCCGTACCATTACCCCTCAGATCTACAAGAGTATTGACGGCGAATGTTGATTGATACAGCCAGCCTTCAATCGTGTAATCGCCTGTGCCAAATGTGAAGTCTTCTGAGTTTGCAATGTCAAGTCGGTCGCCATCGCCATCAAATAGCAAGCTCGCCCCGCCAAACTTGCTCTGCGCTGTACTGATCTGTGCATCACCAAATACCGTTACCGTCTTCGGACTCGGGCTGCTGTCCACAATCGTGGTGCTGCCATTAGCGCCATCACCATGCAGCAACAGGGAAACGTTATTAAAGAAAGGGTCAGCCTCGACCATTTCGTTTTTTAGGATTAAATTTCCAGGAATTGTAGTTGGGCTCATGGTATGGCTGCTCCGATAGCTGTGATTAGGTTAGACACGCGGGTGTCAAGGGCGGCGAGATCGAGGGATTCTCCGATGCTGTAGAAGGCGAGGCGGGCGTTGGAGTACTGCCCAAGACCAGGGTTATTAAATACATGAGCAGTTGTATTAGGAACCCCAGTTGAGCTTGCACTAATAGTGGCATTCGCGCCAAGAATTCGCCTCCTGTATTCACCCACTGCAGATCTGTCAGTTCCAATAAACTTTAGTCCAACGCTGCTGGCAATGTCTCCCGTTGTTTCGCGTGATCTGGTAAAGGTCTGGGTTGTGTTTGTGCTTATCTGCGTGCGTCCATTAGTGCCACTGGCTGGCCATTGCGCCAAATGAGTTTCAAAGTCTGCTGCCACAGCAGTGGCCGCTGAGCTTAAGTAAATTGCTTGGTGAACGCTGTTCTGCAATGGGACTGGCGTTATTTGTGTAAGGTATTTAGTGCTTCCATCACCAATTAGACCAGTCTCCCGGTCATAGTCACCAGAGACAAAGTTGTTGTTTGTAGGAGCAGTACCCACTAGCGGCACCAACGCACCATCAAGCGTCTTAGCCCCAGCAAGGATGCAACACGCCTTGATTGCATCCCAAATCTTATCTTGTTTGCAGCCAACGACGAAATCATTGATAGCTCTGGCTACACCAAATTCAAGCTCCTGGCCATCGGCTGCCTCCACAGCAGCGACATACGACACTGCTTCAGGTTCGGTCAGTCCGTTCCAGCCAGGCACCCATCGTAGAGTCATCACTCACCTCCGGGGAAAGGACGCTCATACGCAGTGATTTCAGCAGGTCGTTCAGCGCCAAGCAACCCACGGCTTACCAGCAGTTGGAG